TGGACTCCGCTTGTATTAAAAGATAATATCGATCGCTTTAGCTCGACAGATCCAAATGACTTCTACGAGTTTACATATGGATTTGATACTGCTCCTGAACTTCAAGTCGCTCTTCCAGGAACTGGATCAATTACATCTGGTTCGAATACAATTACTACAACAAGCGATCATTCGGCGACAGTGACTGCTGGCGACTTGATTCGAATCAAAGATCAAGACTTTGGTAATCATGAAGTGTTCGTGGTCTCGGCAGCAAATACTACTGCGATCAGCACATATCGAAACATTACAACTTCAAGTCTCGTGTCGGCCGGAGTTACAAGATCAGATATTGTTATCGATAAACTGAAGTACAGAAATATTGCATGGAACAATGTTGAAAATGATAACACTGTAAGATATGTCAACTCAGAATATGTAGAGTTCGATCGCTATACATCGATGCAAATTAAGATCGTTCTTCTTGCAACGCAATCTCACATTGTTCCAAAGGTAGAGGCTATTCAGGTTATCGGAGTTTCCGCATAATGTTAGTCAAGACTGAAACTGATGGATTCATGAAAGATACTTCTACTGGAGCTTTCATAAATACAGACGATGCATCTTATGCAAAGTTTGTAGCAGAGAGATCGAAAGCGAAGAATAGCAAAGAGCTATCGAATAGAATCAGTGCAGTCGAAGACGATCTCAAAGAAATTAAAACTCTACTCTTACAAGTAGTGAATGGAAGAAATTAATGTCAAGACCAGTAGCTAATGTTGATGTAATTACCGACTCGTTCGAGGTTTGGCTCCTCGAGACCAATGAACTTCTTCACGCGCTTTCGACAGAAATCATCACTGCAAATAGCACGTATGCAAACACGGGTAACACTGCGTTTCCAAGAACAGCTCAGCTATACGGAACATTCGGGGCTAATAATCTCGTCGTAACAAACTGGATGAAAGGCGGAAACGTCAACGGTTCGTTTGCGAATCTCATGATCAGTACGAACACTGTTCTGAGCAACGTGACATCGACCGAAATTCGTCTGGAAGTTGCCAATGGTTCTTCGAACACATTCATGTGGCAGTACGGTCTACATGCTGGTTTGACTGGTGCAAACCTTGTCGCTAACACAACGAAGCTGACGATTCAGTCGAACTCGACCACGAATACAACAGCAACTGCATTCGCAGTTGTTGCCGCGAATAGCACTAACACTGCTACGATGAATCCAATTAGCTTTAGCACTGGATTGTTTGTAGCGAACACGATTCAGATTACATTAGGTGCCAATGTCACTGCTAATGCCACGAATGGTGGTACGATCCAAGTCACAGGATCCGGAGCAGTAGGTAACAGTGTATCAAATAGCAGCGGCCTATATGTAGGCAATACTGTTACGAACAGTCAGATGACGAGTGTTCGATTCTTTGCCGCAGAAGGTAGCAATACCGTACTCGCAAACAATCAGATCATTAGCATTGCCAATACAACATCATCTGCAAATATTGATCCTATCAGTTTCAAGACAGGCATCTTTACAGCTAACACCATTCAAGTTTCACTTGGTGCCAATGTCACTGCGAATGCTACCAACGGCGGCACGATCCAAGTAACAGGAACTGGTACGGTCGGCAATACGGTTGCAAATAGTAGTGGCCTGCATGTAGGTAATACTTTAAACTCTTCACAAGTCACATCAGTTCGTTTCCTTGCATCTGAAGGTTCAAACACCACTCTTGCAAATACTCGAATCATTAGCATCGCTAACTCGAGTGCCACTGCAAACATCGAACCGAACGCATTTAAAACTGGCATCTTTACTGCCAATACTATTCAGATCTCGCTCGGCGCAAACGTCACGGCAAATGCTACCAATGGTGGTACAGTGCAAATCACTGGAACAGGTGCGATTGGTAACGTTGTAGCAAATAGTAGCGGAGTATTTGTAGGTAATACGCTTAACGCTTCTGAGTTAACATCGCTTCGATTCTTCACCGCAGAAGGTAGTAATACCGTTTTAGCGAATACTCGAATTGTTAGCATTGTCAACTCAACGTCGACATCTAACGTTACACCGACAGGATTCTTTGCAGGTATTGTTACTGCTAACCAAACAGTTGTTGCAGTCGGAGCGAATGTCGTTGCAAATGCTACTACGGTTCTTGTTGGGAATGCAACGTTTAATACGGCGATTGGTAATGGATCGATCACTGCATCTGCGAATCTTACCATTACGCCGACAAGCCATCTTGTTGTTGTAGGTGCTGCGACAGTCAGTTCGAACGTTGCTCTTGCAAATACGCTGACGGTTACAGGAAATACGAATCTTTCGAATACGCTCACTGTAACTGGAGCTACAACGCTTTCGAGTACTCTTGGAGTAACAGGAGCAACTGCTCTAGCGAATACGCTCGCAGTGACTGGTCCTGCTACACATGCAAACATCGTGACTTTCAAGACTGAGCACGTAGTTGATATCTTTGCAAACGGAAATCTTGGAGCTACGACTGGTTCAGATCTTCTTGTCTTCGAATATCCAAAGGCAGACTATAGCACTGCTAAACTTCTCATTCAATTGAAAAATGCTGGTAATACACAGATCTCTGAAGTACTACTTGCTCATGATAATTCGACTGCGCAGCTTACAACATATGGTACGGTTTCTTCACCTGTTGCAGCTAATTCCGGAGTCAGCTTACTTGGTACTTTCTCTGCGAACGTGGCTACTGCAAACGTAAGAGTATATGTCAATCAAACAAGATCTAGCACGGCTGCAAAAGTTGTTGCTCAATTCATTAAGTAAGGTAATATATGTCAGGCGCAAATAATAGATTTAAGGTTGATAACGGTCTAGTTGCTTCTGGCAACGCGATCTTCTATGATCGTGTCGACGTAGAAGCCAACGCGCACTTTAAAAACGACTTGTTTGTTGTATCTGGTAACCTTGTAGTAAATGGTTCTCTTGTATACGCCAACGTTACCATCGGTCAAGGCGGGGTTCTTCTGATTGCAGATCAGCAGCCACTCGGTAATACTTCAAACCGTTTCAATGCTTTCGTATTTAATACGACATCTTATGGAACACTACGACCAGATGCAAACGGTGGTGCACTTGGTACTACGACTGCTCGCTTTGATGTCTTTGCAAACAATATCACCGTTACAAATACGGTGAATTTCCCGAGTGGAGCAGGCGTTAACTCGTCGCTCTATACTGGTACAGCAAGCAATGCTAACACCGTATACAATATCTCGGCGAATGGTATCGTAGTCAGAACTGGTACAGGAACAGGTACTACGGTATCGATTGCTTCTACGAACGGCATTAGCGTAACAAACGGCAACGGCGTTTCTGGAAATCCTACGATTAGTTTTGTAGCGAATGCTGGTTTAACAGTAAACGCGGCAGGCGTATTTGTTGATGCATCTGCTATTACTGTCGGTACACTTCCTACATCTCGGGGCGGTACAGGCGGATCGATCAATAACCTTCTACCTACACAATCTGCTGGAACAACAGGTTTCGTCCTTGCATCAAGTGGAGCGACAGCTAACTTGGTGTGGACGCAACTTGCTGGACCTCAAGGTGCGCAAGGTGCAACTGGTGCTCAAGGTGCACAAGGATCTACCGGTTCTCAAGGACCAACTGGTGCTCAAGGCGCAGCTTCGACAGTTCCTGGTCCACAAGGCGCGCAAGGAATAACTGGTTCCCAGGGTCCACAGGGAACAACTGGTTCTCAAGGACCACAAGGACCTTCGGTTCAAGGACCGACGGGACCACAAGGTGCACAAGGAATTATCGGACCTCAGGGACCGCAAGGAACAACTGGTGCTCAAGGTGCTGCTTCAACCGTTGCCGGTCCTCAAGGCGCCCAAGGTTTGCAAGGTATCCAAGGACCACAGGGACCGCAAGGCCTTACAGGTGCACAAGGTGCAGCATCTTCAGTTGCTGGTCCTCAAGGTGCTCAAGGATTACAAGGCGCTCAAGGTGCAACTGGTCCTCAAGGATCTCCTGGAATAAACGGAGCACAAGGTGCAACTGGTGCTCAAGGCGCGGCAGGTTCAAGTATAACAGGTGCTCAAGGTGCAACCGGACCACAAGGTGCCCAAGGAAGTGCATCTGGTGCTGTCGCGCCTATTCTAAGACACGTCACCGCAGGATTTACAAGTGGCGGCCAAGTTTTTGTAACAGCGACTCAACCTACTGCTTCAGCGGCTGGTGATATCTGGATTGACACTGCAGGAACTACAGGATATACACAAAGTCTCTCGTCAAATGGATGGACTAAGTTGCCAAACGGAGCAATTATTCAGTGGGGAACAGTAACTGTTACTCCAAATACTACAGGATCTGGATCATTTCCAACATCGTTCACCGCGGTTGCCCGAGCTGTGATGAATGGCGTAGGAGATACAGGCGTATTTGGACAGGCTTCTAAAGGTGCAACCATTTTTAGTGTATCAACAACTGGTTTCAGTTGGTTTAACGGAGATGAAAGTTCTCATACCGGTTACTGGTTAGCAATGGGATATTAATAAAATGACAATTTACTACAGCCCAACAACAAAAGGTTTTTACGATACTGATTTTGGGTATCCGTCATTGCCGCAAGATATTGTTGAAATTACCGCAGAGCAACACCAGCAGTTTCTCCATGGTATGAATATGCAAAATAAAGAATTGGTTTTATCACAAGGAAATCTTGTTTTGCAAGATCGAGTCGTGGTAATTACTTGGGAACAAATTAGATCGAAAAGAAATAATCTTCTAGCTTTATCTGACTATACTCAAATGGCAGATTGGCCTGGAGATAAAACTGCTTGGGCTACATATCGTCAAACTTTAAGAGATCTTCCTCAGACTTATACAAATGCAGCAGACGTTGTTTGGCCATCTAAGCCAGGAGAATAATAAGTGCCGCTAACGTTCCTATCTGCTAAACCTGTTAAATATTGGAACGGCTCGTCGTGGGTCGGGAGCCAAGATTTTGCCGCCGTTAAAATGTGGAATGGATCTACGTGGCAATATGTAGGAATACGTCCGTATGCAGATGTAGCCTTAGTTACTTTTAGTCCCGTGGGCGGCACAATATCATCTCCGACTTTTGACACTGCCGAAGCGTATGGTTCCCAAGCAGGTTATACTATCACAGCTTCTTCAAGCGTAGTTTGGACTTATACTGGAGGAGATGGATTTAGTGGATACGCCAGTGTTGCAAGTGGAGGAAGTGCTTCATCAATTGAACTTGTAGCAGCTTATACAGGTGGTTTCAATGAACAAACGTTTAACGTATCAGCATCAAATGGTGCAGAAACTAAATATTGGGTGATAACTGTAACATCTTATAGTTTTGAATAAACATAGCGGAAGAATTAAATGGCACTGAAAGCAAATATCATTATCGATCAAGGCACTTCATTTGCTACGTCTATTGATGTGACTGATGAAAATGGTAACATCGTAAATCTTACAGGATTTACAGGTGCCGCTCAGATGCGTAAGCATTATACTTCGACCGCTCAAACCGCATTTACAGTTTCGATTACTGCTGTGACTGGCGTCGTCGCTCTTTCGATGTCGGCAAATACCACAAATGGCCTTACAGCCGGAAGATACGTATATGACTGTGAGTTGACTGATGGCAGCGGAACAGTTTCTCGTCTTGTTGAAGGTATCGTCACAGTTACACCAGGAGTTACAAGATAATGGCAGGTGCATCTCGTTTAGTCGCTACAATTACAAATAACAACGGCAGATTATCATCTGCTGGTCCTATTACTCTGAAAAATCAAATTCAAGAAATACGAAGTATTGAAAACATACTCGACGTCAGCGTCGTTGAAGCCGCCAATGGCGCTACATTAATCTACAATTCTCAAAATGATAAATATGAGGTGAGACAACTGTCATTCGCGGATCTAGCAGTAGATCTCGACGGCGGATCATTTTAACCTAAAAGGAATAGCCAAATGGCAGACAATTTAATTCAAATTAAAAGGTCGTTAACGACAGCTGATGCGCCAACATTAGCTAACGGTGAATTAGCGTTTACAGCAAATGGCGATCACTTATTTATTGGTTCGAATGGTGCTTCGATCACCATTGCCGGTAAATTTAATCCTGGTATACTGACCGCCAACCAAGCACTCGTTGCGAATGGTACCTCTGGTATCGACAAGATTATTGTTGCTAACGCTGTTGTGACAACAGTTACAGCCAATGGTTCGACGGGTACCAACGGACAAGTACTGAGTTCAAATGGAACAGCCGCTTATTGGGAAACTCCTACTTCTGGCGTATCTGGTTCAAATACACAAGTTCAATTTAATAATTCTGGCGCATTAGCCGGAGACGCAGACTTTACGTTTGATAATACCAATAATAAACTGTCTGTTGCCGGCGGCGTTCTTGCTGGCTCTGGCGGTAACTTCGTCGTTGGTTCTAATTCTTTTGTTGCGAATGCCACCGGTGTATTCTCTACAGGCACCGTGAACGCAGCGATTGTGAGTGTTGGTACGGCGTTCGTAGCAAATGCCACACAGATCAATATTGGAACTAACGTTGCTCTTAATGCAAATGGCACAAATGGTACTGCAGGACAAGTTCTTGCATCGAACGGAACAGCTGTATACTGGGTAACACCTCAAGATGGTGATATTACATCAGTCGTAGCCGGTTCTGGTCTTACTGGTGGCGGTACATCTGGCGAGGTAACTCTTGATGTTGGTGCTGGTAACGGTATCAGCGTCTCTGCAGACGCGATTGCTGTAGTTGCAAATAGCGGTCTTGCTTCAAATACCTCAGGCGTACACGTTATTGCAAATAACGGTCTATCTGCAAACGCAACAGGCGTTTTTGTTGTTGCCGGAGCTGGTATTGCTTCGAACGCAACAGGTGTGCATGTCGTATCTGGTAACGGTACGATTGTTTCGAATACCTCGGGCGTTTATGTCAATGCTGCTGCACTTTCAATTGCCACATCGCAACTTTCAGGCGACGTTGCTCTTGGTTCGGGTACATCAGGCGACTATGTTGCTACTATCACAGCTGGTAACGGTATTTCTGGATCCTCATCTGGTGAAGGTGGTGCAGCCACGATTGCTGTTGTAGCAAACAACGGTATTGTATCGAATACTTCAGGCGTCTTTGCCAAAGCTGCTAACGGTATTTCTGTTGATGGCGCTGGTATCAACGTTGTTGGCGGTGATGGTCTTACAGCTAACGCGACTGGAGTTCATGTTGGTGCTGCTAACGGTATTAATGTCACTGCAGATGCAGTTGGCCTTACCACTGGTTCAACACTCACGGTCAACTCTGCTGGACTCCATGTTAATACTGCACTCTCGATTACAGATCTTTCTCTTTCCGGAAATCTGACTGTTCTCGGTACGCTTTCGACAATCGATACTACCAACCTGACAGTCCAAGATTCGCTGATCGAGCTTGCAAACGGAAACGCAACAACCGACATTCTTGATATCGGTCTTTATGGTCAATACGGTGCCACTGGAGCTAAATATACCGGTCTTTTCCGTGATGCTACAGATGGCGTTTATAAGCTCTTTGCTGGTTCTCAAACAGAACCTACAACAACTGTAGACACTGCAGCAGCCGGTTATACTACTGCTACATTACAAGCATTCCTAAACTCTGGTGGTTTGGTTTCGAACGCGACTAACGTTACTCTTACTGCGAACTCGACACTCGCGGTTGGTATCACAGCGAATACATTGAGTCTTTCGACTGCACTGCCTGGAACAAGCGGTGGTACTGGACTCGCGACTGTTACTGCAGAAGACATTTTAGTTGCTAACTCTTCGAACGGTTTTAGAAAATTAGCTGTTGGCTCTACTGGATTCGTGCTTCAGTCTAACGGTACAGCAGTTGTATACGCAACCCTCGACGGCGGGACATTCTAATTTATGGAAGCTGAATTTGTAAATGAGTACATCAATCGATTACTCGCGAGTGTACATGATCTTACAAGTAAGAACATCATGCTAGAAACAAGACTGGTCATGGCCGATAAAACCATGACCAGTCTTCAAGCAAAAATTGTTGATCTTGAAAAGCTTGGAAATAAAAATAAAAAAGCTGAAGATACTTCTGTATAAATAGAATATTAGGGGTTACATAACCGCTTCGTTGCTCTATATAGAGGTTGAGAATGGCAAATAAATTTCAATTTAAGCGCACGACAATTTCTGGTCGTACAGCTAATACTACTGACGTAGCAAATTCCGGCTTTATTGATAACGGTGAATTTGCAGTCAACCTAACTGACCGTAAAGTCTTCTCTTCAGATGCTGCGAATGCCATCTTTGAAGTTGGTTCAAATCTCTCTTCTCTCGCTGTCACTACGATCGTAGCCAACGGATCTTCTGGATCCAACGGCCAAGTTCTTTCATCGAATGGAACAGGAGTTTATTGGGGCTCAGGCGGTACGGCAAATGCTGCTACCATGAATACCTATACGTTTACTGTCACATCGAATACCACGGTGTTTACAGGATTAGACGACACATCAAACACATTCGTATATACTTTAGGGCTTGAAAGCGTCTTCATTAATGGTTCGCGTCAGATTGCGGCCGTTGACTATAACACGACAAATACCACGGTCTTAACGCTTACATCGAATGCGATTGCTGGTGATATTGTTCAAGTTACAACTTTAAATGGTGCTTCACTTACTCTCGGATCTCAAGGCGCTCAAGGTGCTCAAGGTGCAACCGGTGCACAAGGTGCTCAAGGCACAACGGGTGCTCAAGGCGCTCAAGGTGTTGCTGGCGCTCAAGGTGTTCAAGGCGCAACTGGCGCAACTGGTGCTCAAGGCACAACGGGTGATCAAGGTGCTCAAGGTGTTGCTGGCGCTCAAGGTGTTCAAGGCGCAACTGGCGCAACTGGTGCTCAAGGTGTTGCCGGCGCTCAAGGTGTTCAAGGCGCAACTGGCGCAACTGGTGCTCAAGGTGTTGCTGGACCTCAAGGTGTTACTGGTGCTCAAGGCGCTCAAGGTGCTCAAGGTGCCACCGGTGGAGGTGTAACCTCAGTCGCCACGGCTAATGGACTTTCTGGTGGAACGATTACAACTAGTGGTACAATTGGAGTAACTGCTGGGCCAACACTTACGGTCAATACGACTGGTATTCATGTGAATTCCACATTATCAATCGCCGATCTTACACTCTCGGGTAACCTGACAGTTTCCGGTACAAGAACTTACGTGAACACCACAACACTCGACGTTGGTGATAATATTGTTACGCTGAATGCAGATCTTGGAGCTAATCCTCCTACTGAGAATGCTGGCTTCGAGATCATGCGCGGGACGTCTGCCAACGTTCAGTTCGTCTGGGATGAAACAAATGATCGCTGGTCTACAAACAGTCAACCACTTGCTGTTTCGTCTCTTGTAGCCGCAGGTGCTGCATCTGGAATTACCACCCTTGCTGCCGGTAATACTACGATCACTGGTTTTGCCAACGTAACCTCGACGCTACAAGTAGCTGGTATTACTACTCTTAATGCCAACGTTGCAATGGCAAATAATGTGTTAAGTAATCCTAAGCTTGCTTCATACAAAGAAGCAGTTGTTGCCAATACTATAACAACAACTACTCACACTGTAGATTTATCACTATCCAACGTATTCGATTTGACATTGGCCAACGCGTCTATTACAATTACATTTTCAAATCCTCCTGCATCGGGCAATGCATACAGTTTCACACTTCATTGTAAACAAGACGCCACGGGATCGAGAATAATCACGTGGCCGGCTTCTGTTAAATATCCGAATGCTTCGACACCGACGATGTCAACTGGTGCAAATAAAATCGATGTCTTCAGTTTCTTTACCCTCGACGGAGGTACAACATATCTCGGTGCCTTATCTCTTGCAAATACAGGTTAATAAGAAGGTTATACGATGCCATTAAATGTATTTAGAGCTTCAGGTAAGGCTGCTCCAGCCACACAAGTATTCAATGCCCCCGCAACATTCGTCGTTCCTGCAGGCGTATATTCTATAGATATATCTGGTCGTGGCGGCAATGGAAACGCTGGTAATGCAGGCAATCCTGGTACTGCTGGCAATGCTGGTAATCCTGGAAATAATGGGGCCGCAGGAACTGGTGGTGCTGGTGGTACAGCTGGGACATCTGGCAATCCTGGCGCATCAGGAAATGCTGGCACAAACGGGGCCGGCGGAGCTGGCGGTGCTGGTGGTACAGCTGGAACATCTGGAAATCCCGGCGCATCAGGAAATGCTGGCACAAACGGTGCTGGCGGCCCAGGAGGAGCCGGAGGTGCTGCAGGGAATGCTGGGAATCCAGGTGCCACTGGCAATGCAGGTACGAATGGTGCTGGCGGAGCTGGCGGTGCTGGTGGTACTGCTGGAAATGCTGGAGCGACAGGAAACTCCGGCAATCCCGGTACTAATGGTGCCGGTGGTGCAGGCGGTGCTGCTGGTAATGCTGGGAATCCAGGTGCCACTGGCAATGCTGGTAACCCAGGAACAAATGGCGCCGGCGGTGCTGGCGGTGCTGCTGGTAATGCTGGGAATCCAGGTGCCACAGGAAACTCTGGTAATCCTGGTACCAATGGTGCCGGCGGTGCTGGCGGTGCAAGAGGAAATGCTGGGAATCCAGGTGCCACAGGAAACTCTGGAAATCCAGGAAATAATGGTGCCGGCGGTGCTGGTGGCACTGGCGGTAGCGCAGGTACGGGAGGAGGCGGCGGACAAGGTTCAGCCCGACCTTGCGGTGGCGGAGCCGGTAGCGGTGGTAGTCCGGGCGGTGGCTGCGGTTGTTTTGGCACCCCATTTGCGCCTTGTTCTGCCCCCGGCGGCGCCGGAGGCTCTCCTGGCGGAGGAAATGGTGGCTTTGGTGGAAGCGCAAATCTTGGGGGGTGCGTTTGCGGCGGCGGCGGTGGCGGCGGCGGAGGCGGCGGTAGCGGAGTGACTGGTAATTCAGGGAGTGCAGGTGGTGCGGGTGCCAATGGAAGTGCTGGAAATACTGGAGCCGCAGGATCAGGGGCAACTGCTGGAGCAGCAGGAAGTCCCGGTGGAGCTGGGGCCAATGGAAATGCTGGAAATACTGGAGCAGCAGGAACTGGAGCAAACGCTGGAGCAGCAGGAAGTCCTGGTGGAGCTGGTGCCAATGGTAATGCCGGCACAACAGGGGCGGCTGGAACTGGAGCAAACGCCGGAGCAGCAGGAAGTCCTGGCGGTGCCGGTGCTAATGGTAATGCCGGCACAACAGGGGCCGCAGGTACAGGGGCAACTGCTGGAGCAGCAGGAAATCCAGGTAATGCAGGCGCAGCAGGAAATACTGGAGCAAATGGTAATGCAGGAACAGGGGCAACCGCTGGATCTACTGGCAATCCAGGTAATGCCGGCGCAGCAGGAAATCCAGGTGCAAATGGTAATGCCGGCACTGGAGCTAATCCAGGGGCAGCAGGGAGCCCTGGAAATGCCGGAGCAGCAGGAAATACTGGAGCAAATGGTAATGCTGGCACTGGAGCTAATCCAGGAGCAGCAGGAAATCCAGGCGGTGCCGGAGCTGCTGGTAATGCTGGGACTGGCGCAGCAAACGGAAATCCGGGATCAAGTGGAAACCCAGGCAACGTTTCAACGTTTGGTTCCTTAGCTAATTTTCCAGGTGGAACCGGTGGTACTGGTGGGGCTGGAGGAAATGCTACAAACGGAGCAGCTGGCTCGGCCGGAACTTCTGGAAATCCAGGTGGATCAGGCAATCCCGGAAATAATGGGGCTGCAGGAACTGGCGGTGCTGGTGGTACAGCTGGGACATCTGGTGGTATTGGAGGAACAGGCAATCCCGGTAACAATGGAGCTGCTGGTACAGGCGGCGCCGGAGGATCGGCCGGTACTTCCGGAGGTATTGGAGGAACAGGCAATCCCGGTAATAATGGAGCTGCAGGAACTGGTGGTGCTGGTGGTACAGCTGGGACATCTGGTGGTATTGGAGGAACAGGCAATCCTGGCACCAATGGGGCTGGTGGTGCAGGAGGAGCTGGTGGTAATGCTGGTAATCCAGGAGCCACTGGTAATGCCGGCAATCCAGGAAATAACGGTGCTGGTGGTGCAGGCGGTGCTGCTGGTAATGCTGGTAATCCAGGAGCCACTGGCAATGCTGGTAATCCAGGAAATAACGGTGCTGGTGGTGCAGGCGGTGCAAGAGGAAATGCTGGGAATCCAGGAGCCACTGGCAATGCTGGTAACCCAGGAACAAATGGCGCCGGTGGTGCAGGAGGAGCTGGTGGTACGGCGGGTAACTCCGGATCTCCTGGCAACGCTGGTGTAGGCGGAGGCGGCGGAGGCGGCGGAGGCGGAGGCGGAGCATCGGGTTGGACTTTAAAGCAAGGTGGTAGCGGCGCCGGCAATGCTGGTACCGCGGGTAATTCAGGCAACATAAGTGGTGCTACTAACGGCAACGGCGGCGCAGGCGGCAATGGAGGACTTCTTTCGGGCGCTGCCGGTGGTTCAGGTAATGCAGGAACACCAGGCAGCGCAGGAAATACAGGAGCCGCAGGAACTGGAGCAAACGCTGGAGCAGCAGGAAGTCCTGGTAATGCAGGCGCCAATGGAAGTGCTGGAAATACTGGGGCCGCAGGAACTGGAGCAAACGCTGGAGCAGCAGGAAGTCCTGGTAATGCCGGCGCTGCAGGAAGCGCTGGTACAACAGGAGCGGCAGGAACTGGAGCAAATCCAGGAGCAGCAGGAAGTCCAGGCGGTGCAGGAGCCAACGGAAATGCTGGTACAACAGGAGCGGCAGGAACTGGAGCAAATCCAGGAGCAGCAGGAAGTCCTGGTAATGCCGGCGCTGCAGGAAATGCCGGAGCGACTGGCAATGCAGGAACTGGAGCTACAAATGGTGCAGCTGGAAATCCAGGAGGTGCAGGAGCAGCAGGAAATGCTGGAGCGACTGGCAATGCAGGAACTGGAGCTACAAATGGTGCGGCTGGAAACCCAGGCGGTGCCGGAGCTGCTGGTAATGCTGGCACAACAGGAGCAGCTGGAACTGGAGCTACAAATGGTGCGGCTGGAAATCCAGGAGGCGCAGGAGCAGCAGGAAATACTGGCACAGCAGGTAGTGCTGGAACTGGAGCGACCGCCGGAACAGCCGGCACATCAAATCCTGGAGCATCAGGAAACGCTGGTAATATTGGTACTACGACAAATTCAGTATCAGTAAAAGTATACCCATATCAAATAGTTTCTATAAATATTGGAACAGGCAGCGCTAATGGTACGATGAGTGTAACATTTTAGCACAAATAACAAAAAGGAAACAATACATGCTAGTAGGAATTAAAGACGTTTATCTTTATACTGGTTTGACTACGACAGGTGGCAACGACTCTGCTGCAGCCTATCAGTGGCTACAGGATAATAACATTGAGTTTACTCATTTATCATACAACGATAGTAGTCAATACGAATCTGTATTCAATGCTCTAAATACATGGGATATTGGAGAATTTACTGATTTTCCATTTGTCATCTACGATGAAAAACATGACGATTTTACCGCAGTCAAACAAGCATTGATTGGCTTAGATGCCATCACAGAGAGCAACTTAGTCGAACTAGCAGCCCTGTAATTTACATATATATAATAGAGTCATTCATTTGGAACATGTTAACATACAAAGAATGGCATTGGTAATGCGTTGCTATGACAAACTTCCACCACATCTCAGAATATGGATCTCAAGCTTACATTTTAGTTTGCATGATGATCATATTCTGAGAGGTGCGAGCGACGTCGAGCAATGTAAAAAATTTATTGAATCTGGTGGAATACACTATGAAAAACCTGGAAATGGACAAAATTGATGTTTTCGTTTTTTGAAAAGAATGAGCCTAAACTAGAATTTCTTTGCTATGATGATGATTTAGGAAATATACCAGAACCTTATCCTGCCCGCAAACTGATACCAGAATGGTATAAAGCTTTGCCAATGAAGAAGGATGTAGGCTTTGATCAATCTACTCTCAAAAGATGCCCACCTTTTCTTGATGCGATGATCACGGGTTGGATTATTCCACTCGTTGCTGATGTTGAAATCACTTCGAATGAAGATTGTTCGTTCATTGAATACAACAGCAAATATCCGAGAGCAATGATCGAGAATCATTTACAGTGGCAAGTAACATCTGACAAATGCCCCGCTCCACATTTACCAAAACCTCCAATTAAATTCATGAACTGGTGGGCAATCAACTGCCCGAAAGGATACTCACTGTTGTTTGTTCCACCATTAAATAGACCTGATCCAAGATTTACTTGTTTTTCGGGTATGGTAGACTGCGATGGTTATTTTGAGTTTATTAACTTTCCATTTGTTTGGAACGAACCCAATTTTAAAGGTATTCTACCTGCTGGTACACCGTTAATGCAGGTTATTCCAATTAAAAGAGATACTTTGTTTTCGAAAAATGTATGTAGAGCATTCAATGAAACTGAACTGAAAGCACTCAAAGGTACACGTAGAAAGCTTCAAAGTCATGAATCCCATTATCGAGATAATATTTGGGAGCGTAAATAATGGCAGTATATCAAATAGCTCCTTCTCCATCGTTAGGTATACCAGAAATTTCTTTTGCATCATGGCGTGATGGTTTTACTGAAGAAGAGATCGATAAAATAGTTAGTATTGGTGATAGTCTCACGATCAAATCTGCTAGTGTTGGACCTGATAGTAAAGTTGAAGAAGCAGTTAGATCATCTAAAATAGGTTGGATAAATCTTACGCCCGAGACTAATTTTATATATGATAGAATTGCTTTCATAGCAAGACAACTGAACGGTGAATTCTTCAATCTAGATATATGGGGATTTGTAGAGGACTTTCAGTATACTATATACGATGGAAAAGACGATCATTATACGTGGCATCTTGACAGAGGTGGAAATGCAACGAATGCGCCTCGCAAATTATCTCTTGTAATACAATTATCTGATCCTTCTGAATACGAGGGGGGAGATCTTGAGATATTTGATGCACCCGTGCCGACTCAAGTCACAAAACAAAAAGGTTTAGTAGTTGCATTCCCGTCCTTTATTTTACACAGAGTAACTCCTGTGACAAAAGGCATTCGTAAAACTCTAGTAGTATGGTTAGCTGGTCCTCAATTTAAGTGAGATAATATGACAAGAGAATGTGGAAGTTGCACGAAGTGCTGCGGTTGGTTAACTGGAGAAGCTCTTGGCCATCAATTTTGGCCAGGAAGGAAATGTCATTTTGTAACTACAAAAGGATGTTCGATACATGAACAACGACCTGAGAATCCGTGCAAATCGTTTAGCTGTGTATGGTTAGGAAATGAAAAGTTTCCACTCGGTCTTGATACTATTCCGATGTGGATGAAACCAGACGAATCAAACGTAATTATGGTTTGGAGACAACACGAAAATCCTGATCTTAGCTTTTTACAACTGCTTGAAGCAGGCGCTCCGCTAACAGCCGAAATACTTAGTTGGGCTATTCAGTATGGTTTGAACAACGGTTTAAATATATTTTATCAAGTCAACAGTGGTTGGAATAAGATTGGAAACCGACTGTTTTTAGATACAGTGATAGAGGCTGATCTTTCCCAATATACATAACATAAGGATTTTATTATGACAGACATACTTGATCAGTGGCAGTATTTTAGCTCACCTATCTATAGTATTATGAAGCCAGAACTTCTTGATTTCTCAAGAGCAGCATCAAATGCGGCGTTAAGGGCCGCGCGCAAAATAACAAAAATAAACGATGTATATCCAGTCGTGCAAGCAGATGTGTCTAACGAAGAAGATCTTCTTCCACTGATACAGTACACATTAAACACAGCATGGAATCTTTTGAGCGATCAAGGATACAACATGAATGGACTTTCGACTTATCTTACCGAATGTTGGAGTCAAGAACACCATAAGTATTCATCAATGGAGTATCATAATCACAGCGACTGTCAGTTAGTTGCTTTTTATTTTTTAGAGTGCCCGAAAGATCCTCCGCGAATGGTGATTCATGATCCGCGACCAATGAAACTTATGTTACCACTATACGAACATAATTCTTCTAACATTACCACAGCAACATCGTCTATTAATTTTACGCCAGTTCCTGGTCAACTAATGTTTGCAAATTCCTGGCTACCGCATAGCTTTACTCGTAACACATCAACCAAACCTTTCAAATTTATTCACATGAACATTGGTACACGTCCGTACATTGAACCTATAGTATATGATGCAACAGCAGAAATAATCTAATATGTCTGAGTTTATGATAAGATTCAATCAATCAAGAGGACAACCTAATCGCGGGACAGAAGATCATGTCTGGCGCGTTTTCGAAGATGGTAAAGAATATCTATGTAAAAATGTTATCATTAATGTTCCAAGCCGTGGGGCAAAGACAGGTCAAGATTGGAATATCTGTTGCGAAGGTACTATGAGCATATGTAAAGACACCTCTACAATTACTATTAACTAAATTATTATCGGTGAAATTATGAACTTAGAATTTTCAGAAATAAAACTTTATAACCCAGGAGTTCTTAAAACAAGAATTCCAGTTTCTATTTTTGCTGAGTTGACTTGTGACTTGCAAAAGCAAGTTGATAATAATCCGGAAAAATACAATACTAATTTAGCTGGGCAATTAGAAACAGAATTTCAGTATGTTATTAACGGGCAGTTTAGAGAATGCATAGAGCAAACGTTTCTTGAATATAGAAGAAAATTTAATTTTTATGAAAATCATAATTATGTCATTGATAATGATGCTTGGGTAAATTTTCAGAAGAAACACGAATATAATCCAATACATTTTCACCACAAAGCTATTTCATGGGTGATATGGATTGCAATTCCTTATGATTTAGAAGAGGAATTAAATATGCCAAATGTAAGAGAATCAAACTATAAAGTTGCATCAAAGTTTGAATTCATTTATAACTCATTAGACGGTGGAATTAGTACGACTCAATTAGATATTGATAAGACATGGGAAGGTTCTCTTATTATGTTTCCAAATTATCTTAAGCATCAGGTATATCCGTTTCAAACTTCAGACGAACATCGTATTTCTATTTCTGGTAATATAGACATTAGAAATTAATTGGGCGAAGTGGAGTTAAGACTACAATTGTCCCAGAAATTGATGAGTATGCTCTTGCGAGAGCCGCTTTTGATTTCATTGACCCAATGGTAGTATCGACTGCCTTCGAAGTATAAGACCGCACCTTCGGTAGGTTGAAAAGACTCGTGTGTATATTTTAACAATTCTTCTTTTAAAACTTCCGGAGGGCTCAGTTCTTTTTCATAGTCTAACCAACTTCTTTCAGAAATACAAAATTCTCCGCCTTCAAGATCGATTGCTTCTAAGTAACACGATATGGTAATTGGAGACATTAATTCTTCTGGTTTCAACTTTTCTCCAGCCTCAATTCTGTGCCGAAGCTTTTCATTAAAATCTACATGAGGCCACAAATCTCCAGAAGATTTATACGCCTGATACCAATATTCAATATGAGTTTTGTTACAATTAAACTGTTCTCTGTCGAGAAATTCAAGCACAGCTTCATCTGTTTTATTTGTAGGCGCATTACGATCAAAGTAATGCATGTTCGTATGCCTATTTAAACCTTCAAGAAAAGTTAAGCGAATATCTTCATCGAGAGTAGATCTACGAATAATCCTCGAGTTTCCATGGTACATTTTCAAATCTTTCAAAAACATATTTAGCAGCCTCTTTATTCTTTAAAGATTTACCAAAAGCCTTGACGAAACTGTTTGGCATTTTCTTATAGGAAGAAGCTCCTGCTTTATTATCACATTCTGCTGGATGTCGAGAAATTTCTAACTCGTCACATATCTGATTGATATTGGTTTGAGTAAAAAAATCCTCATAAAAGAAGTAGAGCGGATTTGCGAACACACTGTCCAAAGCTTCGATAGTTTCTTTATATTTACATGATATGAAATTGCTCATGACAAATCGTGAAGCTAACGACCGATTTGGAATTTTACCTCCTCCAATCATATTCCAAGAAGACCAACTCCTCTGAATAGGATCTCTCATAATATAAACTGGTACTACTTCGATATCGTATTTTAGTAAACCGTTTTTAATAAGTCGAAAGATGTTCTCACTCGAGCCTTCATAATGTGTGAAGTCACCAGTCACTTGATTTATATTTGAAACCGCTTGAAAGAAAGACTCTATGTCTTTTCTATATTCGCTTACATCTTCTAAGACAGGAACTAAATCGTCTCTCTGAATAATATTCAGTTCTTTTCCCATATCATAGAAATCTGGGTGTTCTTTAAAATACTCATATAACCAAGTAGTGCCAGATTTCTCGGCTCCTACATTCAATAAAAACTTCATAGATTTAATTGTATTAATATATTTCTAAAATTTGGCCCGTGCGTTGGAGAATCTACGTCTTCTAAAAGTTCATAGTTTGCTGCGTTTGCTCGCATACGCAAAGTTCTATGAAAGATTGAATTTGCAGGAATATTTCTATACAAATGTTTAGTTATACCAATTTCAATATTAAAATTATTTTTGGCTGTTACATTTTCTTGATTAAAAACGTAATTTCTAGAACCGTTTTCATCCGGAGCAGTGAGTGAATGTCTGCCATCTAATGTTCCATTTTCAAGGATAAACCCGCTTACAAATCCCATATCTTTTCCAGCTACAGTATCAAAAGCTCTTATCATAATATAAGTATCATTTGCGCCATGAGGATTTAATCCTGGCCACTCATTATTAATTCCGCTTTCAATTAATGTGCGCATGTTGGTTTTTCGTTCGGCGTCAGTTAATGTAGAATTTTCCGGCCAATTCGCATCAATAGCATCCTTTGATCTTTCATACAAGTCATCAAAATCTATTTCTGACAAATCATTTATAACAGTATAAACAATATTCATATCTTAACTCTCTTTGTAGCTATTATGTCTGCGATGGTATTTATCCAACCTTCTTTGCTTGTATCAAATGGTTGTTCGTGGTGTTGTTTATGCATATGTTCTCCACCACTGATAATTCCGTACCAAAATCCCATATCTTTTGGACCGTTTTTATCATGATTTAGAGATGCGATTCCTGTGGACCATATCGACAATGTAGCAGGAACAATGTAAATAAACAAGTATGCTGGTAACGATATGAATAACAATAGAAACGGTAAGAATAACAAAATCCAGTATTTTTCATAGAAGAAATTGGTAATCTTATTACGAATCAGTCTGACTGTTGTTTTCAAATTTATTTGATTCGTGTCATTATTCCAAAGAATTGGAAAAAGTATTTTCCAACCTTGCAAATGGTAAGGATGCGGATCCTTCTGAGTGTCATGATACTTGTGATGATTGTCGTGCGATACACAGAATTCAAGCGGCGAAGCAAATGAACCATAGAATCCGAATGCCGTGCATATGAATTCTACGATAGGATTCATTGTATGCGTACGATGATT